TTATGGATATACTTGTAAAAGAATTCCTGGAAAAGAAAAAGGTATGTTTAAGACTGGTAAAAGAATTTGGGATAGAAAAAATTTAAAACCTAAGTTAGTTTACTGTCGTGGGTTGTAAAACCTTACAATTATTCAACCAAGAAGCGTAACTTTTTTAAGAAAATACTTGATTAATAAGCTCAGTATTTTATCGTTTTTGTGATTGGCAATAAAGTCAATCATAACTTTAACATACGAGGTGTTATGAATAAAATAAAAATAAGTGAAGCTTTCCTTAGAAATTGTGAAGGCTTTATGTTTGAACAAGTATTACTTGATAAGATTGATACTTATTTAAAAATAGATCATGAGCATGGTATGACTCTTAAAGGATTAACTAATGTTTCTCCAAGAGATCTTACAGCTACATTAGGAGATGGTAATCCTATTTTTAGTAAAACAGAAGTCAGTAAAATAATAAATCTTTTATCTAAATTTGATTTGTCATTAAAAGATATGGCCACGCATTGTTATAATAGTCGTGGGGAACGTGTCACCGACACAAATTTAGATTATGAAATAGAAGATTATGCAGCACCAGAAATAGAAGCTGCAGCCGAAAAAGTTTTAGAAGATCTTCAGGACTTCGAACCAAAACACTAGCCCATCCAATTGGTGTCAAGTCCATTGCACTTGGCACCAACTCTCTTTACAATTTACTGTTGCAACTATAAAAAAAATTTTATATGACTAAAGACATTGGCAAACTCAATAAGTGTACAGATTGTAATGGTACCGGGTATATTATTACACATCATAAAAGTTACGTGAATTGTATCATTTGCAACGGATCAGGAACCACGTCTCACGGCCCTTTCAACAAAGAAGCAGAACAAGTTTTATTATACAAATTAGCGTGGGACTATATAAATGGCAAAACAAAAGGATGGTATCACTGATCTTACTAAAGTTTTAATTAGTGCTGCCAATAAATTTACTGACAGAGAGTATACTAAGTTAACTCAAGTTATCTTTGCACTTCTTCATGGTGTTAATTATGGTTATGAAACCATGGATCAAAAATTTCTTAATGATGCTCAAGATTTAAAGTTTGTTCATAACGCAGATAAAAAATTTAAAAAAATTACTAAGGTTAAAAAGAATTATAAAAATAATGTTATTTACGTGAAACATTTTAGTAAGGAGTCTTCCAAAGATGATGCCTGATAATTATACTAGAAGTGAAATGATATTAGATTTAAAAGAAATAAAAGACCATATTAAAGACGAAGGATTACAAGGCGCAGACATAACTCTTTTAATAGAGGATGTTCACGAACATTACGAGGTCGCTACTCGATTTAATTTTAAAAATTCGAAAGGCCACTACCGTGATTTACTCTCCAGACTTGTTAAGACTTATGGGCACTAAAATTACTGCGGATATTTTAGCCGAAAATCATATTAATAATGAACAGAAATTGTGGAGGCATGTAATTTTAAATGCATTCGAAGATTGTAGAATAGAAGCTGGAGACAGAAAAAGTGCTCTTAATAAAACTGATGCACATTTTTGGATTGCTAAGTCTAAAGACTTTGATCAAATTTGTTGGTGGGCTGGATGGGAACCAGACGATGTTAGATACCGATATTATAAAGCTCTTAAAAAAGGTGACATAAAATTTAAAAGAAAACATTTTTTATGGCATGAATATAACGAATTATTTCAAAGACTTAAAAAAGAAACTAATTTAGAGCTGCGTAAAACATTGAGAAGAAATTTAGAAAATAAGAGAAAGCAGATTATGTTAGCTGATAATGTTTATGTAGAAAATTTTTTAAGAAATTTTGAGGAGAGAAATTAGTAAAAGACCGTAGTCATGGTGGATACCAGAATTTTAACTTAGAGGGTAGGGAGCAATCGCCACCCTCTAAGATGAAAGGAATCATATTACTATGAAACATTCCTAATAGATATACGTTCTAATTAAAATTTCAACTAAAAAAAAAGAGCCCAGGGAGATGATAAAAACCTGGGCTCTTAGTAACTAACAAAAAAGGCATTTATTAATGAAAAAAAAATAAATACTAGATAATCTTATACATATTGAGCCGTGGTTGTAAAGGTATTGGCTAGTTTAGAATGATTCTAATGTAGTGGATATGGCAGCAAGGCTCTCGGCTCTCGGACCTCTTTCCTAATGCACTTTCTTACAAACAAAAAATAAAAAAATATGTAAAACATGAAAAATACTAGGAAACTAGGAAAATACTATATAAATCAACACTTCTAGAGCAAAATCAACTAGGAAAACACTAGGAAAATTCCTAGTAATACCAGGAAAAATTACTATAGAGGACGTCAAAAGTGCAAAAATTTTTTTAAAAAAATGTTTGTAAGGAAGAGTATTAGGAGAAATTGTGATATAAGAGGTCAAGATGGCAAAAAGAAAAAACGTATTGAAATCAACCTCTGAGTTAACTTTAAAGCAGAAAGCTTTTGTAGATATATACGTTAGTAATTGGGGAGAGATAACAAAGGTAGAAGCTGCAAGAAGAGCTGGTTATAAATCCAATAAACCTGAAGGACCAACAGAAATTGCCTCAAGACTCACAGATCCAAATAAAAACCCACATGTAGTCAGATACATGGAAATGAAGTACAACCAAGAATTAAAAAAACATGAAGGTGATAAATTAAAAAAATATAAAAGATTTGAAACACTTAGTAAAAAAGCAGAAGATAAAAAACAGTATGCTGTAGCTGTTAATGCAGAATTCAGATCAGGCCAAATGGCTGGTATGTTTGTAGATAAGAAAGAAGTAACACATGTTGGGTTGGAGGGAATGAGTCGTGAACAATTGGAGAAGAGGTTATCCGAACTTGAAGGAAAAATCGGAGAAGCCAAAAACATCATTGACGTTACGCCAGAAGAGATTAGTTAAAACATCTCAATGGATGCAAGTGTTTAATGAAGTTCACAACAAACATCTTAACACTTCAATAGGTATTGTTTCTATTTTAATTAAGGAGAAGAAATGATATTGCTAAAACTTTACTATGTAAAAAATTTTCATATTCCTGAAACTTTACTATGTAATATTTTTTCATATTCCTAAAACTTTACTATGTAAAAAATTATGAAAAAGATAAAAAGAAAAAGTAAAAAAATTTTAATTCCAAAAAAAATAAATTCAGAAATTGAAAAATATCCAATGATTTCTTGCGAGTGGTTTGATATTGTTTCGGATAGTAGTTGGAGTAGTTTTGAACAAATAAAAAATTCTGATCTTGCAACTTGTATAACAAAAGGTCATTTGTTATCGCAATCAAAAGGTATTACAAGGATATTTGGCGATTATTCATTGTCAGAAGATAAGAAAAAAATAGAGACTATTGGAAATACTACTTTAATTCCAAACTCTGTAATAAAAGAGATTAAAAAAATATAGTTGTAATTAAAAAATTAGTCTTTATATCTTATTTTCATGGGAAATTTGTTTGCACATATATTATATTTTTGCATTGCTTATCCAATACCTACGTTTTTTATAGCTTTTTTTGGTTGGTTATTATTGTCTTTTTTCTTTAAATTATAGACTTGCATATCTTATTATCATGGGATAGTAAGAGGAATGAATAAAAAACAAAAAATTTTAAAATTTCAAAAAGTTTTAAATGAAGAAATCTTAAAATATAAAAAAACTGATGAATATAAAAAAATTAGTAATGAGTTAAAAGTTCTTTATTCTAAAATTAACAAACTAAAAAAGGAGCAATAATGGGTTTTGATATAAGCGGATTAAATCCAAAAAATAAAAAAGGCGAATACTTTAGAAACAACGTTTGGTATTGGCGACCTTTAGCACAATATGTACTTGAAGAGACTAAAGTTATAGATGAAAAAGAAAAAGAGCATTGGCACTATAACGATTGCTACGAAGTACCTAAAGAACAAGCAGAGCAGATCGCTAAACAATTAGATCATTTAATAAAGAGTGGTCATTGTAGAACGTTTGCTCGATCATGGGAAATAAGAAGAGAAAAGATCGAAGAGCATAATAAAAAAGTTATGAAGGAACTCGATAAATTTGAAAAAGACGTTCAAAGAAGAATGAATGACAGTAATCTTGCACCAAAAGATTATCCGAAAGAAGATCATGATAAATGGGAAAAGATTTACGAAAAAAGAAATAGTGACGGTAGTTATCCATTTGAAGAGGAAAACGTTAAAGAGTTTTCTGAATTCTGTAAAAATAGTGGTGGATTTACTATTGGTTAAAAAAGAATTTTTTGATTATTTTTGACGATTGTTATAAAATAAAAATAATCATGGTGGCTACTTGCAACTTTCCAAGAAGACCATTTGTGAGAGCCACCTTTAACTAACAAAAACAAGGAGCAATAATGAGTAATAAACAAATAAGCAAAGATAATAGAGAATATTGGTCAAATAAACTTTCTCGTAAATTTAGAGAAAAGAAAAGTGCCATTGAATCTCTACATCAAGCAGAAATAAACGAAACAACTCAAAAGAACTTTCCAACTTTTGTAAAAAGATTAGGAGTTGAAAAAGATATTGAAAAGTATCTGAAAGTTGAAAAAGAGTTTAACGATTATTCTAAAAACTATCAAAAGAGACTTGAAGAAAAAAGAGAACAAGTGAGAAAGTTTTTTCAAGTTGTAAGTCATAAATTAAATAATTGGGCAGAAACTCGTAATTGGGAAACATACGATATCCCAAGTTATGAGTACGATAAAAAAATTTATGATCTTAAAGATAGGATTGATAATTTTTTAAGAAGTCAATGTAAATTGGAAACCAAAAAAGCATTTTATAATTCTAAAAAAGGAAAAGAATTACAAGTGCTTGATGAGTTGGAAGAAAAAGCAACTGATTTATTACATAGTGATATGATCGGAACAGAGGTATTAAAACAAATATCTTTGATTGCTAAACAAACTCAAATCAATATGGCAATTCCAAGTGAAACAGTAAAAGCACTACCAAATGGTTAGTATTGAGACACTTGTAAAAATATATAAGAACTTTGGCGATAGAGAAAATCTATCGCCATTGGGAAGTGCAGATGAAGAGATTATGTGGAATTCCAAACTAACACCTAAACAAGTTAATTGGTTGGAACGATTTATAATTGTTTGGGATTATGCGACTAATCTTGATGTTCAATTAAATAAAATAAGTGCTATGGCAAAAAAGGAGTGATAATGGCAAAAACAAAAAAACTTAATGAGATGACAGAAAATGAATTGGCTTTATCTTGGCAAAAAAGAATTGAAAAACATTTGTTAGGTAAATCAATTATCAAAATTGAATATTGTTCTGAAGAATTGGCAGATGAACAAGGTTGGAGTAAAAGACCCATTCAATTACTTTTAAACAATGGTGTTTGGTTGACCATGACAAGTGATGATGAAGGTAATAATGGTGGTGCAATTCATACGAATATAAAAGAACTTCCTATTATTCCTATTATATGACTTTAAAACAAATATTCTCAAGAGCAAAAAAGATTAATCCTTTGTATAATGGAACCTTTGCAGATTTTATAAAAGATTTTTCTAACTGTAGAGAATGTTTTTTTGTATCTTTTAAGGAGTGGAAGAAATACGCATTTACAAAGAAAATTGAAAAGGCACTTGATAAACATTATAAGAAATATTATCATTAAATTGACTAGTTAAGCCCAAGTAAAGCGAGAGTGGAACTTGGGCTTTTTTAATGTTATTGACTTAATAACATTATGAAAAAATCAGAAAGTTTGCTTTGGCAACGTATCAAAAAATTAAAATTAAAAGGTCAAATTTTTCGCATAGAAAGTAATACAATTAATGGAATTGCAGATGTTTATTGGTTGATAAATGGGAAAAGTATTTGGATTGAACTCAAGTCCAATGACGTCAAGAATTTAGGACTTTCAAAGTATCAGATTAATTGGCATTTAGAACATTATCAAAATAAAGGCACTTCATTTATCTTGCGAGAGTACCTCTCGCAGAGACAACCCAAACGTTTCGAACTTTGGTTGGTTCGTGAACCGAGAACCTTGATACTTGACTATTCTACCGAAAATTTAAAAAAAATTTTTCAAAAAATCTTGACGCAATAACCACGTCTCACGCACCGAAGGTGCGTGAAACTTTGCTATGCAACTTTAAAACCATTTTACTATTACTAAAACTCACGTATGCAATCTGCGTGAAACTTTGCTATGCAACTTTTTTTTCTTTTATCTATAACTAATACCCACGCATGCGTGAAACTTTGCTATGCAAATTTTTTACCTTTATTACTATAACTAATTATCAATTGGTCCTGGAACCGTGGCAGCTCTTAGCAGCTCGCAGCTCAAAGCTTAGCAGCTCAAAGCTTACCAGGTTATTGGTCCCGGTGGTCCTGGAGTCATGGCAGCAGATCCAGCTTCAAAAATAAAATTTGACAGCTGCATGCATCCCATGTTAATAAGATGCAAATCAACTAACAAAGGGAAAAAAATGATTAAATTTAAAGATCTAAAAAGAGGGCAGCAGATAAAAAGTAACCAGCTGCATCCTTATCACCTATGCAGCGGAAAGCTCTTAGAGTCTCCAAAGCAAGGCAAGGGCATTAAGAAAACTGTGCTAATAGATGCGAAGGGCTCGGAGCTGGGTTTTTTCGATGAAGCTGGCAGCGTCTACAGTCATCAAATAAAATTAGCTAAGGTTGCTAATAAATGGGAGCTAGTAGTTCATGCCGCTTCTTAATTATTACAGCCAAACCAAAATGGCCAAAGGGGAGGCGTTTGGATATAAAACCGCAATATTACATTTGGCCCCATATGATCTAAGTGGCAAAAATGTTTGTCCCAAAGCAACCAAAGGGCCAGGGGGATGCATTGCGCCTTGTTTAAATACTTCAGGCCGTGGCCAAATGGGCAGCGTTCAAAAAGCTCGAATAAATAAAACCAATTTATTTTGGTCTAATAAGAATGCATTCTTATGGCAGCTAAGCACTGAAATCGAGCAGCTTAAAAAAAGAGCAGCGAGTCAGGGGTATAAATTTGCTGTTAGATTAAATGGGACAAGTGACCTGCCATGGCATCGAATGCGAGTCGATGGAGGTGGCAGCTTGATGGAGCTGCACCCTGATGTGAATTTTTACGAATACACAAAGGTCCTTAACTACCTTGATCATGATCTTAAAAATTTACATTTTACATTTAGTGACAGCGGAAAAAATGAAGCGGACCAATTAGCTGCAATGGAGAAGGGCGCAAACGTTGCTGTTGTGTTTAAGGATAAGCTGCCCAAAACCTGGATGGATCGGAAAGTCATAGACGGTGATAAGCATGACTTACGTTTTAAGGATCCGAGTGGCGTGGTGGTTGGTTTGGTAGCTAAGGGACTCGGACGGAAAGTAACTAAAAATTCATTTATTAAAACGGCAGTTTAGAATGTTTCTAATGTGGGTTTTTATTCAGGTATTATGGAAGGAAATTTTAGTCCTAATTTTATTATTTTTAATTTTTTCAATTTTTTAAAATTAGGGCTTGATATCCTCCCATTAATAACTATATTCATGAGACGTGTTAAAAATAAAAACAAACTAACAAAGGAGTTAATTATTATGACACAGACAAAAATAAAAAAAGCAAATAATATTTCACCAGTTGAAAATGTTAAATTGTTTCAAGCGTGTGAAGTAAACGACACTAGAAAAAGTTACAATAAACTTTGGGCAGATGTTAAAGACGAAGCAATCGAGATTGTTGAACGTGTTGGAGGTTCAATAATTTCAAAATATAAATCTAAAGCTTTTTACATGGAGATCGCCAAAAAGAATACAAAACGATTTGATGTTAAAGGTTTTAAAGAAAACTACCCTGAATTATACGAGACGTATTTAATTGATGGTGAAAGTGTTGAACTAAAAACAAAGGTTGTAAAATAATGAATATATTTTTAGTTATACTTTTAATATTATCTAGTTTTACAATCGCATTTTTAGGCGTTGTAATTCTTTTTTCAGTCGATGTTTGGCTAGGGTTTACCCTAGCCACACTAGGCATAATTTTGTCATTAAGAACTATAGGGAGGGTTTAATATGAAATATAAAGGATATTTTATTCAATTAGTACCTAAAAGAACTGAAGGCCTTTGGCAGTTAGAACTACAAAGGGGTGAGTATGTTACGGCCATTTCAGTCGGTACTGAAATGACCTTAGTTGCAATTGAAAAAATTGCATTTGATACAATCGACAAATTAGTCGAGAACGAAAAACAGACGTAAATAAAAACACGGCACAACCCTAGGTTGTGCCGTGGCTCCCTTCTCTTCAATAGAGGTACCAAACCAAAACCAAAAATTGACCAAAAAAAATTAAATTTTTTTTGCGAAAAATTTTTATATGTTACTTAACTTTTACTAAAACTTGTAGCGCAAATACATGGAGTAAGGGCTTAAACGTTTAGGGGTTTATTTAAAGGGGACCCGAGGGTATAGTGGATCTATATGACAAATACAGAATTGTTGACCACAGATCAACTGCGAGAGAGGCTCGAAAAAGTATGGTTAAGACACATAAAATTATGCCAAGATAACTTCTTATATTTTGTAAAGAATGTGTGGCCAGATTTTATCTGCCGTACTGATAAAGATCCTAATCGTTGGGGACATCATCAACATATTGCACATGAGTTTACAAAAATATCTAAGCACAAAAAAGGAAGGCTCATTGTGAATATGCCTCCTAGACATACTAAGTCTGAATTTGCATCCATCTATTTTCCAGCTTGGATGATAGGGAAGTTTCCTAAGATGAAAATTATGCAAGTGTCTCACAACGCAGAACTCTCTGCGAGGTTTGGTGCTAAGGTAAGAAATTTAATTGATAGTCCAGAGTATAAACAAATCTTTGGAGATGTTAGACTAAGAGAAGATAGTAAGGCTAAAGGACGTTGGGAGACCAATCATGGTGGGGAATACTTTGCAGCGGGTGTTGGCGGTTCTATCACAGGACGAGGGGCGGACTTACTTATTATCGATGATCCACATACAGAACAAGATTCATTATCTGATTCTGCTATGGAGAGAACTTATGATTGGTATCTTTCAGGACCAAGACAGCGTTTGCAACCTGGAGGCTCGATTGTTTTAGTAATGACAAGATGGGCTCAAGATGATTTGACTGGTAGATTGATCAAAGCAGAAACTGAACCTAAAGCAGACAAGTGGGAAAAAATTTCTTTTCCAGCAATCTTAGACGAGGACCAAGAGCCGAGACCCGTGTGGCCTGAATATTGGGCTCTCGATGAATTAGAAAAAGTTAAGGCGTCCTTATCCATACGTAATTGGTCTGCTCAATATATGCAAAATCCAACTTCAGAAGAAGGTGCCATTTTAAAACGTGAATGGTGGCAGCCATGGAAAGGGGACATGCCAGTTTTAAAACATGTCATACAATCATATGATACTGCGTTTAGTAAAAAAGAAACTGCCGATTATTCTGCAATCACCACATGGGGAATATTCACGCCCCGCGAATCAGGGCCCGATGCTATTATGTTAATTGATGCTATCAAAGGTAAATACGATTTTCCTGAATTAAAAATGGTGGCTCTCGATCAATATAAATATTGGCAACCTGAAACTGTAATCATTGAAGCTAAAGCGAGTGGACAAAGTTTATTACAAGAATTTAGAAGAATGGGTATTCCTGTTATGGATTACACTCCAGGTCGAGGACAAGATAAACATTCAAGAGTTAATGCATGTGCTCCAATATTTGAGTCTGAACAAGTTTGGTATCCTAGAGATGAGCATTTTGCTCATGAAGTAATTGAAGAGTGTGCAGCGTTTCCTCATGGAGAACATGACGATTATGTGGACAGCACTACACAAGCTATGTTAAGATATCGGCAAGGTTCGTTTATAACAACTTATTCTGACGAGGATGAGGTAGAAAGTTATAGACAACGTAAATACGTATATTATTAAAAGGAGAAAAGACATGTCAAAAAAAAGAAAATTAGCTAGAGCACTAGCAGGAGCAGCAGCGTTATACGGTGCTTCAAAACTTATGGGAATGGGTGCTGCTAAGGATAGAGCAACTGTATCAGATGCACAAAAAAGCACTCAAATTGGAAAAAGAATAAAACCTAAATTTGTAAAAGATTTAAAAAATCCTGAATCAAGTTTAGTTGGTAAATCAACTAAAATCTCAATAGATAAAGATGCTTTACCAAGAGAAATAAAAGAAAAAGTATCTGCAGCAAAAGCTAAAAAAGCAGAGCAATTTAAAATTGTTAAGAAAAGAAAAGACAAGGGTATGTTATCACCTCTAATGCCTAAATCTGAAAGTCAGTTTGATGCTATGCAAAGTGGCGTTGGATTAGGAGCTTTCGATGGAGCTAAAAGAGGAAAAATGATTAGAGCTCGTGGTGGTGGAATGGCAATACAAGGAATGAAACCTACTAAACTATATTAATGGCTGAAATCGATAAAGTGATTGAAGAGGAGATTGAAACTCCTGACACTGAAGAAGTTGATGTTGAGGTAGAATCTGAAACGGAAACAGATTCTGATGTAATGGCTGCTGTTGAAAACGCAGCTGATGCATTTTATAAAAACATTGCGGAAGACATGTCAGATGAAGTCCTTCAGAGGATGTCTAATCAATTACTTGACGATTATAAAAAGGATAGAGTTTCAAGAAAAGATTGGGAGACGTCTTATACAAATAATTTAGATCTACTTGGAATTAAACACACTGAGATGACTAGACCATTTAGAGGGTCGGCATCCGTGACTCATCCACTTTTATCAGAAGCTGTTACACAATTTCAAGCGCAAGCTTATAAAGAATTACTTCCATCTTCAGGACCTGTAAGAACAAGAGTCTTGGGGATGGAGGATGATCAAAAAATAAATCAAGCGCAGCGTGTTCAAGATTTTATGAATTACATGATTACTGAGGAGATGGAAGAGTATACTCCTGAGTTTGATCAATTATTATTCTATTTAGCATTAGCGGGATCAGCATTTAAAAAAGTTTATTACGATGAAGTTATGCAAAGAGCTGTATCTAAATTTATACCAGCTGAAGATTTAGTAGTCCCATATTATGCTACAGATTTAATGGATTGTGAAAGAATTACTCACGTAATTAAAATGGGTGAGAATGAAATTTTAAAAAAACAACAAGCTGGTTTTTATAGAGATGTTGAATTAAAACCAACATCTAGTGGTCCAACTGAAATAGAAAAAAAATATCAAGAGTTAGAAGGTGTTACTCCAGGTGGAGACAAACAATATTCTTTTTCTATTTTAGAAATGCATGTTGATTGCAATTTAGAAGAATTTGAAATGCAAGATGCAGACAAACAAGTTAAAGTTCCTTACATCGTAACTATTGATGAAGGATCAGGACAGATTTTATCTATATATCGTAACTATGATATTGGAGATGACTTAAAAAAACGTAAAGAATATTTTGTTCATTTTAAATTTTTACCAGGTTTAGGGTTTTATGGCTTTGGATTAACACATATGATTGGTGGTTTAAGTAGAACTGCTACACAATCTTTAAGACAATTACTCGATGCGGGTACATTATCTAACTTACCAGCTGGATTTAAGTCTAGAGGTATAAGAATTCGTGACGATGATCAACCATTTCAACCGGGAGAGTTTAGAGATGTGGACGCACCAGGAGGAAATATCAAAGATCAGTTTCAAATTTTACCATTTAAGGAGCCATCAGCTACATTATACCAACTAATGGGCTTTGTTGTACAAGCAGGACAGAAGTTTGCAGCGATTACTAACATGGATACAGGCAATGATATGCAAAATAGAGCTGTTGGTACCACTGTTTCACTCTTGGAACGTGGTTCGAGAGTTATGAGTGCTATACACAAGCGATGTTACTACTCAATGAGAAGAGAATTTAGACTTTTATCTAAAGTTTTTGCAACATATTTACCACCAATCTACCCATATTCAGTATACGGTGCAGATCAAGCGGTAAAACAAACTGATTTTGATGATAGAGTAGACGTAATCCCAGTTGCTGACCCAAATATCATGAGTATGGCGCAAAGAGTGACGTTAGCAAACGAAAATTTAAAGATTGCTATGTCAAATCCTATGATGCACAACTTGAGAGAGGCATATCGAAGAGTATATGAAGCATTAGGGACTCAAGATATAGATCAAATACTAAAACCATTAGAAAGACCTATGCCAAAAGATCCTGCAACAGAGAATATGGAAGTTTTGGCCATGAAACCATTAAAAGCATTTCCTGAACAAGATCATGATGCACATATTAATGCTCATAGAGCTTTTATGTCTACTAGAATGGTTCAAATTAACCCACAAGTTTATACTGCATTGCAAGCACACATATCTGAACACGTTTCATTAAAAGCTCAAGGTGAAGTTGGAGCTGCTATTGCTAATGATCCTATAATGCAAGGTAGATTACAAGCAGACCCAGAAGGTGCACAAATAGAAATTAATGCAATGATAGCGAATAGAGTTTCACAATTAACAATTGAACTAGCTCAATCAGAAGCCATGGGGCAAAAACAAGATCCTCTTGTAATGTTAAAACAAAGAGAGTTAGATCTAAGAGCTATGGACATGCAGCGTAGATCTGATGAGGCTATGATGAATATGGATATAAAAGAAAATCAAATAGAAGAACAATTAGATATTGAGAAGATGAAATTAGAAAATAATGAAGATCAAGCAAAAGAAAGAATTAGAATTGC